CTCGTATGACTTAGTTTGAACTTCTTTGAGTTGATCAAGCAGGCCGTTCCAGGCTTCCTCCTCGTTGATCTTGCCAAGCAGGTCGTTCCATGCTTCGCTGACGTCATCGAATCCGTCGGTGATGTCATCAAGTGCCGGGGGTACGTCGATCATGGCGCGGTAGCCGTTTTTCCAGGCTTCTACTAATTCCTTGTCGACCGTGTCTGCTTGATCCTCGGCGGCGTCATCAACATCGCGAAGGTCTTGAGTGATCATGGTGAGGCCGCCGGGTGAGATCAGCCATTTGAACGGGCCCGCGTTCAAGTCCTCCCACACCTTGGCGTATTTGACCAAGGCACCCTCGGAGGCCGCGCTCTTAGCGACTTCCACGTCGACTTCACCTAGCAATTCAAGCAGTGGTGACAGAGTGTCAACAGCCGCAGTGAGGGCCGGGATGAGGGCTTCGCCGAGCTTGATGGAAAGGTTGGCGATTGCATCGCCGAGGCGGTCTTGCGCGGCGCGCAGGTCTTTGGCTTTTTGAATCTCGTCCTCGTCAATGATTTCAAAATCGCCGACTTGGGTGAGTGCGCTTCGGATGTCGCTGGAGCTGTTGTTGATGATTTCGGCTGCGTTCATCCAGCCCTTACCAAACAGTTCGGCCTGAAGTTTGGCTCGAGCCGCGGGGTCTTCGAGGCTGTTGAGTTTGTCGATAACTCGAAAGAAGGTTTCCTCAATGTCGACAGTGCCGTTTTCGCCGAACGCGATTTCGACGCCCAGCTCCTCGAATGCTGGGATTTGGTCGGTGGCGCCTTTGCCGAGCTTGTCGAAAATCTTAATCATGGCGTCGGCTTCGATACCGAGGTCACCGGCGTAGGATTTCCATCGGCTGGACTGATCAAGTGTGAGGTTTGTTGAGTCGCGGAATTTGTCGACCTCGAGTGCGAGGTCGCTGAAATCGTTGATTGCGTTGAGTGCGAATCCTGCGATTGCTCCTCCGGCGGCGGCCGCGAACATCCCGGCGTTTGCCTTGACTGTGTCTAAAGCGACTCCAGCTCCGGCTTTGAATTTGCCCATGCCACCTTCGGCTTCAGCCACCTTGGATCGGAACGTATCGAACGCGCCTTGCGCTGATTTCAGGCCGGCATCAGCGAACTCGGTGATGATGGGAATGTTGATTGCCATGTCAGCCGGTCCTATAGGTGTTCTTGAGGTCGCGGTTCATAATGTCCTCGACGCGATGGATAATGGGCATCATGTTGCGCTGTAGTTCGTCTAATTGGTTTTCGGCGGTGGCCCACATGAAACGCGACGGTGGGCCCAAACGGGCATTTAGTGCACTGGCAAAGCGCGGCCGCCTGCGGGCCAATGGTGCTCGAGATGATTGACCGCCTGCTCGGCCGGCCATGTCAACGATCGCGGTCGGTGCGTCCTTGGTGGTGACTCGGACGACGTTGGTGACGCTGCGGCCGGGTCGGTCGACGTATTTGCGGGGCTTACGGGTGTCCAGCTTGACAGCAACTTTTTTGCGGTTGCCCCAGCCGGTTCGGCCATTGTGATCCATGCCGGAAAGTGGCGCGCCGCCTGGGATCGCCTGGTTGATCGCGTCAGCCAAGGGTTGGACGACGTTGCGGATTTCCTTGCGGATTTCCTTGGACAGTTCTTTGTCCAGTTTGTTGAGGTCGCGGAGCGTTTCCTTGAGGCCAACTACTTGGGCTTTCATGGTGCTCCTTTCTCGCCTGATTCGATCAGGAGCCGGACCATCTCGTCAACGATGATGCTAGGTGCTTCCATCAGGTCAAGCGGGCTGATGCCGGTCCTAATGGAGAGCTGTGCGATCAGGTTGACGTGGTAGTGCGCTGCTCCTTCGGTTCTTTTGGGACCCAGTTGATCTCCTTGACCGTGTCAATGAACTGGGGCCACGCTTTCACGGTGATGTTCGCCGACTTGAGAGCCTCGTAGGCCAATCGGCAGAACGGCTTGAATTTCACGTCCTCGAGGAACGCTTTCGGTGAGAGGCCGGGGTTAGCGTCCTCCCACCGACAGGCGACTCCGTAGGTGATGGGTACGACGTGTTCGGCGTCGTCCATCATCGTGATTTGCAGGTCCATTCCAATCATCTGTCGGGCTCCTAACTGGTTGGATTACGGGTTGACGATGTCGCGGGCCCAGGTGCCACCCACGAACGATACGTTCACCATCGACAACTCACCGACGGTGCCCACGATCGGGGTGAACGTCGACAGGTGGGCGCCGGTGATCGTGTATTCGGGGTTGGTGGCCGATTCGGTGGTGCCGTTGGGCGAGATCACCAGGGTGACGGCGTCGTCGCCGCACACATCGAACAGCGTGGCCTCGACTTCCGACGAGCCGTAGCTGTTGAACATTTCAAGGGTCACGTCGACCGACTGGAGGCCCTTCGTGTAGGCGCGGCCGGTGGCGCCCATGGCGGTCACCTCGAGCTGGTCGAAACCGACGGTGAGGGTGACGGACCGTACCTGGTCCGAGAGGTCGACGGCTCCGATAGCCACGGAGGCGTTCGACAGGACGATGGTTGATGTAGCCAAGGTTTTCTCCTAGGTGGTGTGAGCGCCGTAGCGCGAGGTGAGGTCGTAGGCGGGCAGTTCTTGGGTTCCGATCTGTGCCAACGATGGGGTTCCGGCGACGATCGCAAGCGACCGGCGTTGGATGAGAATGTCGACCGCCGTGAAAATCCAGTCGAGCGCGTCAAGGTTGCCTGGCGGTGCTCCGAGCACTCGGAGCGTCCAGGTCAAGTCCAAGACTTTCGGGGTGACGGCGGTGATGGTCGGCAGCTCGACGAACACGGTCAACGGGCGGGCGTTTCGCGGGTCGGTGACCGGGACGTAGCCGGCCGCCGTGATCTCGGCCGTGAGAGCGTTCCTGACGTCGTTGAGAGGTCCGACGGCGGTCATCAGGCCACCTGGCTACGGTTGACGCCCAACAGTTTGTGGATGTCGCCCATGCTCATAGCGGGCTGGGTGGTGTCCATCACGTCGAACGATTGGAAGCCGTCGATCGAGCCTCGACGCCGGTACATGGATGCGGCGAAGAGGGTGGTGCCGAGGGTGACGTCGCCGCCGGGGCTGGTTGTGAGGCTGTCGCGGTAACCGGCCTCCTGACGCTTGCGATAGGCCCATGCGTTCGCCGCGCTCACGCAGGTGGTGATGAACGCGGTGTCGTTTGCCGAGGCGGTGGCGATGCCGAGGAATTCGGTGACGTTGCTTGAGGTGATCCAGGTGCACGTCGGCGTCCAGGTGAGGGTGCCGAACGGGCTGATTGCGTATCGTTCGACGTCGTCGCCTGCGTCGAATACGAGCAGTTGGTTGGTGATGATTTGGTTGTAGTCGTAAATGAAGTCGCCTTCATTGTCGACTTCGATGAGCAGGGCCGTGGGAACGGCCACGACGGTGTAGGTGCCGTCGAAGCCGTTCCCGACGCCTGCAACGGTCACGGATTGCCCGACAGTGACATCCGTGGCGGTGAGGGTCTGAACTACGGCAACGCCTTCCAGCCTCATGGCGTGGGTGATGGAATACGTTGCCATAGTTCGGTCCTAAGCGGCGATCAGACGAGCGCGGCCTTGATGAACTTGCTGGGGTCGATCATCAACGTGGCGAAGTAGCCGCGGAACTTGATGATGCGGGACAGCGAGCCGTCTGCGGCTTCGACCGAGATTGCGCCCTTCTGCTGCTCAAAAATCTCGTAGCCGGTCGGGTCGCCGACGATCATGGTGTCGCTGGCGAAGTTGCGGTCGACGACGAGGGTGAGGCCGAATGCCGATCCGGCCGCGACGGCCGGCGAAAGCGTGCCGTAGGCGTTCATCGGTCCGACCTGCGGGAACAGCGGGCGGCCCTGGCCGTCCTCGAGCTGGCCGAGCTGCTGGAACTTGTTCGGCGAGACGAAGAAGTGGCTCGGAAGGTTGCCGTTGCTGTTCTCGAGGATGTCGCGGGCCGCGCCGTAGATCCACTGGATCCAGTAGGTCGGGTCGGCGTTCTCGGACTCGTCGAAGTTGCGGGTGTTGGTGGCACCGGACAGGAGGTTGTCGGCGGCGACGTTGTCGGTGGTGTTTGCGTAGATGCGGGCCATGTCATCCAACAGAAGGCCCAGCACTTCGGGCTCGGTCCAGTCCATGTCCTCCTCGGAGAGCTTGACGTAACCGCCATACACTTCCTTAGTGACGTTGTTGTTGCTGACCACGAACGTGCCGGAGTCGAGAGCGACGTTTTCGCCGTTCGATGCGCCGATGGTGGTGTGGGTCGTGACTTCGGGACGACGGAACACCTTGCCACCGCCGGGCATCGCCTTGATTCCGACGGCGTCGCAGACAGGGCGCAGGCCGCGGAAGTTGTTGTAGACCGGGCCGATGATCGGCTCGGGCAGGATGCCGGGCGTGTCGGTGGTGACCACGTCGGGTGCGGCGGCGCGAATCTTGGCGTTGAATTCGGCGAATTCGGAGCCGCCCTTGAGGAATTTCACGATGTATTCGCTGGCCGACGGGAGCGTGAACGGCTTGGCCGGCTGGGCGAACTGGATAGGCTGGGTCGGGATGACCGCCGGGGCGGCGGCCTCGATGGGTTCTGACACTGGGTCCTCCTCGGACTCGGTTGGGGTTTCGGGTGTTTCGTCGTTCTCCTCCTTGGGTGCGGAGGCGGCGACTTGGCTGATCCGGGCCTGCTCGAAGGCGGGCTCGGCGACGATCGACAGTTCGGACCAGCGGGCGGCCTCAACCACCATGGTGCCGGACTTGTCGAACGAGAACTTGGTGGGCACGACGCCAACGCTGACGGAGTCGTATGCGCCCATGAGAAGCAGTTGCATGGTGTCGTCGGCGTCGCGTGTTTCGGCCAACTTGGCGGTGAACATCATGCCGTCGTCGGTCGAAACTCGTTCGGTGACGATGCCGCGTACCTTGCCGGAGTCGTGGCCCTCGAGCAACCGCGGGGGTCGGCCGTCCTCGGGCAACGACCCCGGCTTGAACATCACCTTGGTGCCGAGCGAGTCGGTGGTGGCGACGTTCCAGGGTACGGCCAGGCCGGTGATCGAACGTGCTGGTGTGCCGTCAGCCGCTTGTGCGTCGATCGTGAATGTTCCGGTGGCGAGTGTGAGCTTTTCAGTCATCGCTGACATCCTCTCGGATTGAGGTGGGCGTGTCCACGAGTGGCGTATTTACCATCTCGTTGTCGCCGAGGTAGTCGTCCAGGTCGAACTCGATGTGGCGACCGCGTGGGATCACGTTGTCGCCTGACAAGGTTTGCTCGATGCACTGGATGTACGGCTTCGCTCCGAATAAGTACAGGTCCTGCCGGGCCTGTAATGCATTCTGATACGTCATCCCAGTGCCGGTAGGTGCGCCGACAAGGTAGGGCGGGATGTTGGCAAGCCTGGCGAGCTCAAGGGCCTGATACTGGCGGGCCTCAACGAGCTGGAGTTTGCTCGGGTCGCTAGAGAACTCTTTCCATTCGACGAACTCGTTGAGGGCACCGATCGCGTTGTTGCGTCGTGCCTGCGACCAGCCGGCCGCTAGTTCGCCAAGCTCCTCGGCGGTCATCGGCTCACCGCCGCGTTGCTGCAGGTATCCGGCGGCGATCTCGGTGCTTGAGAATCGGCGGGCCGCGGCGTCAAGCTTGTAGGCAGTGTCCATGGCGATCGTGCCGGTGTAGACGATGCCCATGATCGGCGACAGAAATTGGATCAGATTTTCGGTCGGCAGATGAACGCCATTGAACTCAACTTGGTCGGATGGCTTGAACCATTGGGGCCCGCCTTGGTCGATCGTGTTGATGTTGGCGGCCGGTAGCCACTCGAAAGATGCCGGGTAGCCGGTCTGGTATCTCGAGGTGATGTACCAGAATGCGCGGCCGTACATGAGCAGGTCCGAGAACGTGTTGGACATGATGAACGCGCGCGTGACCTGCGGATCAGGCCGGGTAAACCAGGACTCGCCCTCGATGTAGACCTTCTCGTATTCCTGCTCGGTCGGGTCCCACTGGAGCCGGTACTGGACAAGGTCAAGCGAACCGATCATGGAGGCGATGAGGTCTCGAGCACGCGAAATGGTCGGGAGCTGGAGGGCACGGAGTTCGGCGTTGCCGATCGTGTAGGTCATCACCTGCGAGATGGCCTGTTGGGCGGCCGAGCCTGCGGCGGCCTTGATGTCGGCCGACCCAAAAGCGGGCGGTACGGAGCGTCGCAGTAGACCCATGACTGTGAGCGGAGTTTCCCACAGCCTGTGGATAGTTGTCTACGAGTGTCCCATAGCAAACGCTGGGCGCTGTTTCGACGCCGGTTTAGAGGCCATGGCCGCGGCCCAAATCATGCATCGGCACAGTTCGATCGGGCCCGGGGACTTCTGTGAGCTGACGACGGTGGTGGCTTGGGTCTTGACCAGGACGGCGCGCTGGACGTGCTCGGCCAGGGCGACCGAGCCGTCATGCCACAACTTGCCTTCCACGATCATGGATCGGACGACGGATGTGTAGCGGGCAAGTTCGCCGTAGCCGACTGTCTCGGTTCGGCGGCGTAGCGGTAGCGGGGTGTGGATTTCAAGGCCGGGCGTGATCGCCAGGGTGACCTTCGGGTCCTCAAGCACGCGGGCGATCTGTTCCCACATCGCGTCCTCTTTCTCGACGACGAATTCGACATGGGCGACGACGCCGCCGTCGATCGGGACGCACCGGACGCCGACATAGCGGGACTCGTCCAGGCTGGAGTCGACGGCCAGGACACCTCCGCCCGGGATGTCGACCTCGGCCTGACGTGACGACCACAATCCCACCGGGAGCCAACTACGGGCCGCCGACACCCAAAGGTTGAGATGGGCGCGCAGGAATGCGGCGCGGTCACCGCCGTCGGCCTGCGCCTCAAGGGCCGGCCAATCGATCGTCGTGCCCAAGGCTGGGTTTGCCCACGGCCAATAGCGGCGGTCGGCCGGGTCAACGTCGGGTGGCATGGACCACTCGGCAAAATACAGCCGGCCGGGCTTGCCGGAGTCGATCGCATTGATCGCCTGCTCACGAAGCCGGAGCATCGTGGCCGAGCCCTCGTCGCCAGCGGTCGACCACATGGACAGCAACGGGTTCCGGCGGGCAATCATGCTGGGCCGGAGCGCATCAAACACGACGGACGGGGCGACGTCCCAAATTTCGTCAATCAGAATGAGGTCCAGGGTGAGGCCGTGGACGTTGTCCTTCGCCGCGACGACCTTGATCGTTGACTGGTCGGGCATGACGCACTGGAAATGGCCGGACGTCCAAGACGCTTTTGCTCCGTGGTAGGTCTCGAGATACTGAACGATCTCTCGGTACATCGGGATCGAGCGGTCAAGTTTGTTGGCCACTAGCAGGACGTTCTGTGGCTGGCCGCGCCGGCGGGCCTCGTCGACCAGCCACCAGGCTGCCAGCGACTTCAAGGCAAAACTCTTGCCGTTCTGCCGGGCCGTCGACACCAAAGCCTCACGAAACAGAAAATCGCCGTTGGCGTCCAGGCTCAACTGATCGCTGATCGCACGCGCCTGCCAACCCATGAGCTCGATACCCATCCTCGACCGAGCAAACTCGGCTTGGGCAGGGCCAAGACTCGAAACCGCGTGAACCGGCGTGACCAGCCTCGGCTCAATCTTCCCGGAAAGGGCCCTGTAGTCCTCTGTGACGCCCGATCCGGCTAGATCTGACCCTTCACCGCAGATCAAGGAATGGGGGCTCGGGGTGTTCGTTTGGTGATCCAAAAACTTTTTGGGCTTCTTGACCGATGCGTTGCGGGCTTGGATGCGGTTGGCGGTCTTGCGGTTGACGTGCCTGGCTCCTCGAGATGCGTTGCATTTGGCGCATGATGGGACGAGGTTGTCGAGACTGTGGTCACCGCCGCTGTCTAGTTCGATGAGGTGGTCGGCTTGGGTTGCTTTGGCTTCGCCGCACCAGTGGCAGTCGGGGTCGCCAGCGAGGATGGATCGCCGATTGCGTTGGTACTCGGGGTCCTTGTATCCGGCCATCTGTGGAAATCCTCTTTTAGTTAGAACCAATGCTATTAGTTTCAGTATTTACTTTGTCAGTACTTACTAAACGTGCGGGAAAACCGAACGTCGGAAAACCTGACTTCGGCTGTGGATAACTTCAGGACTTATCCACACCTTTATCCACAGGCTGTGGTTGGTCGAATACGACGGTGTGCATGGTCCATTGACCGCTTGGGTTCTGCTTGCGGATGCGCTTGACGTACCCTGCGCGCTCGAGCTCTTGCAGGCCTGATCGGACCGCATGGATACCCTCGGGCGAAACACTGGCTAGGTGAGCTGTCGAGGTGCGCCAATGGTCAGGCTTGGACAGCAGGTAGATCAGGATGCCTCGGGCCTTCCACGAGAGCGCCTCGTTCTCGATCAGGCTGTTGTGGACGACCGAGTAGTTGAGGTGCGGCCGGGCGCTACGGACGATCATTTGCCACTGTCCCAAAGCATCCGAAGCATCCAGCCCAGGGCAAAGCCTGCGCCGAGGGTCAGCAGGATTTCGATGCGATCGGCCCAATAGTCCGAGATGACGACTTCGGCGATCATTGTTCACTCATCCATCGACCGAATTCCTCACGAACACCTTTTACATTCATAAAGTCGTACATCATTTGCCGAGTAACTGTCAGGTACTCGTAGAGCGCATACTGTTCGCTGGCGTCCATTTTTTGCCAGTCAGCAAACATCCGGTCGTATTGCTCTCGGGTAAATGCTTCTTTCATCACAATTCTCCTTGTTCCATGCGTCGAATCGCTTCCAAATTGCGGGCGATACGGGCTTTCAAATTGCTGTTGTCGACCTCAAGTTGATTGATTCGGACGATAAGGCCCTGGTTCATCGAGACGACCTCGTCATACTGCGTACAGCGGAATGCCAGCTGGTCACGCAAACGCTGGTTCTCAACCTCAAGGTCGTGAATTTTGTGCTTCAGGTGGTCGATCTGCGTCGTCGCGATCTCCATGGTGCGGGTCGCCTCGGCAAGCTGTCGAAGTAGGTGTTCCACGTAATCAATTCCTTTCACTAAGTCGGTCCTTGATGGTCTGAATGTCTCGAGGTCGCCAAATGTGCACCTCTTGGCCGGCCTCGCGCAATGCGGCGATCCAGGCGTCTTGGTGTGGGCTAGTGCGGCCGATCGCCGACTTGAGCTCCACGAAAATGGTGTGATGCCCTTTGACGAGCACCAGGTCCGGGAAGCCTGCGTCGCCCTGGATCGGTGTCGCCCATCGGCCCGAGGGCATTTGGGCGGGCCTGGTGTGGTGGACCAGCCAGCCGTGCAGGCGGGCCAATTCGACCACCGCGTTTTGCAGGGCTTTCTCATTGATCTTAAATACCTTGCCGATGTCATCGCTTGGCATGAAGTACCTCCATGTCACATAGTTGATCTTTGGGGTATCCGGTGCAATCGAATTGCCGTGGGTAGCCATACTCAAAAATCATGGCGAGGATGGTCCATCCGACCAGAATTACTTCCGGGTTTCCTTCATCGGCGATCGCCAAGATATAGAAGGTGCTAGGCGACTGTTTGCCGAACTTGTTGTTTTTGACAAATAGGTCCTGGTCAGTGGCTCGTCGGCGCGTTCGTACTTCGCAGTTACCGACGTCCAACTTCTCGGAAAGGGCCGCGCCTCGAGATGCTGTCCATGGCAGACCCGACCATGCCGAGAAAGCCAGTTCGCCCATGACGCCGATGATGTTCTGCCCGAGAGGGTTTTTCGATGGGCCGAGCGATCGACCTTTTCGTGCTTCAACGGCACGTTGCCTAGCCTGGGCTTCCGTTTCTGCCAAGCGCATTTGCTCGGGACTAAGCGTCACCTTGACCATCAGAACGGGTCCTCTTGGCCGACCGCTTCGTCAAGTTGCTGTTGCGCTTTCTTGAGCGTGTCAATCAGGCCGGACGCTTCACGCTTGTTCCGTGGCGTCGGGCCCGTGTACTTCAACGCCTGCAACATTCGGAGTTGGGCCTGTGACGGGCCGTCGCCGGATTGTGGGACAGCGGAGCCAACCGGGGCTCTGCGTGGCTCCTGCGGGCTTGTAGGGCCCTCTCCGTCGGTTCTGCGGGCCTGCACCTCGTTTGCCGATGCGATCGACGATTGGATGCCGATGCCCATGTAGCCGAGAGCGCGGCCAAGCGCCGACGTAAAGCCGACCATGAGCTCGCTGTTCCGCGTGTACGGGGTCACGCCGGGTAGTGGCTCCCAGGCTGACGCGATTGACGGGATCGGGTCGTCGGCATTGCGCCAGGCGGTGACCGTGCAGACGAGGTAAAGCTTGTCGCCGACCTCGAGCAGTTCGCGCCCGGTTTCCTGTACCCGTAGCTCGGGCCATTTGTCGAGGGCAAGTTTCAGTCGCGTGGCGACGTCCACATAATTCGATAGGTCCATTAGGTTTCCTCCTGTCGGTGAGGTGTTACTGGCTGTTTATCACACGGGTGCGCGCAAGTTTCCATCTTTCCGTTTCTGTTGTGCCGCCGTAGATCCCTGGAAGCATGATGTACCGGCCACGAACGAACGTGAGCGCGTACTCAAGGCAGTCGGTTTGGACGGGGCAGGTGGCACAGATCGCTTTGGCCTGCTTGATCTGTTGGGCCATGCGCGGGCCTGGTAGCGGAAAGAAGGTTTCGATCGGTAGGTCGAGGCAGGCGGCTCGGTCCTGCCAGGTCAGGCTCCGCTGTACGTGGTCCACGGCAGGAATCCGTCACCATTCCGATCAAGGCTGTACAGGTAGATCGCCAATGCGGCGCGCAGGTTGGTGGCCGGATCGAACAGGCTGTCGCAATCGGTCACCAGGCCGCGGTCCTGAAGCCAACCGGCCGCGCTGTATTTCGACGGTCGACACCAGTACCTATTGACCTGCATGAGGCCGTGATCGGGTCCGGAGTCGGCTGTCGGCGTGCACCTGGACTCGCGCCACATGATCGTGAGGGCGGTGGCGAGGATGTCGGGGTCGCGGGGCCAGCCGGCCTCGAGCATGGCTGGGAGCCATTCGTAGCAAACATGGTCGGCCGGTACCCCGACGTATGCCGTGGTGGTCGGGGCGGGCATGGTCGTGGTCGTGGATGTCGTTGATGTGGTTGAGCTGGTGGTGCTCGGTGGCCGAGTGATGACGACGGTGATGGGCGCGGTCACGGCTGTCTCGAGCTGTGGGTCGGGGCCGGTGTCCCATAATGCGCCGATAACTAAGCCGGAAATGGCGAGGCCCAGGGCCAAGCGGTTGAGGTTCATTGTTGCTCCTGTCTGTCGGGTCCAGGCGTGGGCCTGGGTCTACCGAATCAGTCGGGCAGTGTCAATCTTTGGCTTTCTTGCCGATGATCGGCTGGACTGGCTGGCCTTGCTTGGCGGCGATGCCGTTGCCGATCGCGTAACCGATGATCGCGCTGACAAGGCCGATACCGGCGTCCTGGCTGATCGAGTCGGTGACCATGAGGATCGTGATGCAGATTAGGCCGACCAGGGCGATCAATGCTTTCGACGGGTTGGTGATGTTCACTTCGGCTCCAGGGCTTTGGCAATGTCATCGAGGATCGCGGTGAACGTGGCGTCCACCCTGTCGGGGCTGGATGCCATGGTAGGGCTTATCTCGTAATGAGTCCACTGGCCTCCCTTGCCGATCGTGGGCTGGGAGTACACACGCCAGCCGGAGAGCTTGCCGCCCACGTCCCGGTTGCATCGGTAGGCGGCTCCGTACCCGCGGGTGGCGATCCAGTAGCCCTTGTAGTCATGGATCGCCTCGACCTCAAGCCGGTCACGAAAACCATACAGGAAGTCGATCGCTTCCTTGATCTGCTTCGGCGTGCCACCAAGGTCGCAGGCGCGGCCGGTTGCATGGACCGAGAGGCCGGTGCCACCGCGCACGGGCCGGTTGGCGTAGATGCCGAGCGACTTCATGCCGAACAGAAAAACCATGAGCTCTTGGAACCGTTTGGTACCTGCTCGAGCACCTTTGGCTGGGTCGGTGGCTCCGGTGTAGGGCCTCACGATTCGATCGGGTCCCATGACAATGTTTCCTCGTTCCACGTCCACATACCCTCGTCGGGTTCGGGAATTGGTGGCTCCCACAAGCACGTTGTGGTGTTCAGCGTCCACGATGGGAATTGTTGTGGCGGGATGAACGCGTCAAGCGTTTCGTCGTACTTGTAGCCGATACCGGCGAAGTTTTTGCGTAGCGCTTTGGACTGATCGGCTGACCGTTTTCCGTCCTGGCCGTAGTGAACGCCGCCTCGAGTGTTGTATGAGGTTTGGACGTAGCGGTCGCCGGTTCGTTCGCACAGTTCGGCCTCTTTGCCGTCGTCCTCCTGGCGACCGACGGTCACAAATACGACGATGTTATTTTCGTCCAGTTTGGCGAAATGGCTCATGCGAATGTCACCGTTTCACTTGTCGTTGATGTCGCCGTAATGACCGACACTTTGTTGCCGGACACGGTGCTGGTTGTTTGGGTGACGCCACCGGAAAAGGTCGCTGTGAATGATGATGGATAGCGGAGTATGACGACACCTGAACCTCCGGCTTTAGCGTTTCCGCTTCCGTAGCCACCTGCGCCACCACCACCGCCACCAGTGTTTGCCGTTCCAGCCTCCGAAACTCCAGCGATTGCATCTCCTCGACCGCCGCCGCCGTTGCCTCCCAAACCTCCATACGCTCCCGCGCCACCGCCACCGCCTCCGCGGACGACTGCCGAGCCGGTTACGGATGATGAAACGCCAGCACCGCCTGCGCCTGCAACTTCGGTTGCTGTGACGCCGTTGCCACCGACCGCACCTGCACCACCACCACCGCCGGACGGATAACCACAATCGGAACCGTTTCCTCCTGCATAACCTTGATTTGCCGTACCCGCGCCGCCCGTTTTTAGACAGGATGCACCGCCACCACCGGAACCACCAGCAACACCGTTGTTTGCCTGGCCGAGGCCACCGCCACCACCGCCAGTTGAGGTGATGGTGTTGAAAACGGAATTGTTGCCATTCGTTCCATTGCCGGTAGTTCCTCCGGCACCACCTGCACCGACCGTCACCGTGTAGGCAACCCCAGCCGATAATTGCACTATGGCTTCGGCTGAAGCTCCTCCACCGCTGTTTTCTCCGGTGACGGATGATCGGTAGCCACCTGCGCCACCACCTCCACCGTTACCGTTTGAGTTTTCGCCGCCGCCTCCACCGCCAGCGATGACGAGATACTCGACGTCAATCAACTGGGCGACGCCAAGGCCAGCTAGTCGAGCGAGGATCATGCTGCCAGATTCCCGAACGCGACCCATTCGTCGGTGCCGACCTTGAGGATGCCCGCCAGGCTGTATTGGCCATTGATTTTTAGTTTCGATCCTTGAGATCGAATCGTGACGCCAGCGCCGCCGATCGTGACCTGACCCGCGCCACCCTGATAGAGCAGGATTTGGGTGCCGGTCGGAAACGCTACGGTCGCGTTGGTTGGAATTGTCAGGGTGATCGCCGAGGCGTTGGTCAGGCTCACGACCTTGGCAACGTCGGTCAAAACCAGCGTGTACGTGGTGCCGGTTTGGGCGTTGAACACGCCGAACGCGATGTCGTTGACGCCTTCGGTAATCGAGTTGACGTTGGCGGCGGTCAATACGTCGCCGTCGACGTAAGCCTCGGAAAGCGGATAGGTAGCCATGGGTGTCTCCTAGAGGGTGTTCGTGCCGAGAATACCGAATTCGGTGCTCCCGAGGATAAATGCGGTGGATAGTGGGTAGGCGGTGCTGAATGTGGTGATCCAGCGTTCGGGTGTGATGTCGTGCGTGTGGCCCTGGATCGTGAGTCGGAGAGTGATGTCGGAACCGTTGGCCATTGTTTTGGTGACGATAATTGGGTCGCCGATTTCAAGGGCGAGGGCGGGTTCAACGCGGTTGGTGTCGGAGCTGATGTCGAGTGTGATGCTGTCGACTCGGACTCGCACTTGTTTGCGGTAGTTGAGGATTTGGTTGGCTCGTTGGAGAGCCAGGGTGTTGGTTTCCATCATCAGGCCGGATCGGCTATAGGTGCGGAGGAAGTATTCGGTGATGGAGGCCGAATCGGAAGCTGTTTGTGGTTGGCCGGATAGGCGGGTGAGGGTGACTTCGTTGGCGAGTTCGGTGTCGTCGTAGGAGATGTCGATTGCTTGGTATTGGATGTTGGTGCCGTTGTCGTCGAATTCGTAGGCGGTGCCGGCCGCTTTGGTGGAGAGGGTGGCGCGGTCGTAATAGGTGATTTTTCCTTGGTGGTCAACGAATAGTGCGCCGAGGTCGCTGTTTTCGATGGTTTGCAGGGCCTCGAGCACGGAGCGTTCGTCGCCTGGGTCGCCCTCGAGCTCGGTGTCGCCGGTGTCGATGTTTCGAACGGAGGCCGGCCAGTCGATTTCGTCAAGGATCAGGTTCATCCGGGTACCGGGCAAATCTTTGTTGGCTTGGCCGGTCACGGTCGTAATGTTGGCTAGGGCTAAGAGTCGGAAGGCGTCGACGGCTCGGATCGTAACGAGCGCGTAGTCGACTGATGCGTCGACCCATTCGTAATCCCATGACCAAATAAACCCTGCATAGAGCGGGTAGGTGACATTTTGGTAGGTGGTGTAGATCTGCACCTGCCGCATCGGTTTGATTTCGGGGTAATACGGCGAGCTGGTGTTGGCGGGGTTCCAGTCGCCTGTGAAGTCTTGAAATTGGATGACGGCGTCGCCGGGTAGGTATTCTTCGAACATTCGGTCGCGGCCGTGTCGAAGGCTGATTTGAGTGACCAGATTTGAAATGTCGACCTCTTGCACTGTGGATGGAGCTAGGACGTTGGTGCCGAGGATGCCGTTGAGTGGGTCGCCAAGGATAAATGGGTCGCCAAACGAGGCTCCTGTGCCGAGCCGGATTTGAACGACGGGTTGGCAGGGAAGAGTCATTTGTTGGTGTAGACGAGGCCCGCGCCGTTGCGTTGGGCATTCACCAGGCCGGACCGGACGGATTCGATCAAGTCGCGTTCAGCGATGACAGAACCGGCCACGTTGATGTTGATGCCGTAAGCGCCGGCGATTGGGCGGGATGGGATTTTGGCCGGTGGTCTGGCCTGTGGTGGACGGTTTGTTCCAGGTGGTCTGACTTCAGATGGTGTTTCGCCTGGTCCGACCGGAATGCCGGACACGGTTCCGACGATCACGGCCGTCGCACCGGAACGAATGTTGTCCAACAATCTGATTGCTTCGTCGAATGCGCCACGCTCAAGAGCGGCAACGATTTGTGTTTGGACGTTAGGTGGAATGTTGCCAAGCGACCGAACGTAATCGTAGATGTCGCCTGTCAGGTCGTTGACAGCGCTTTGGGCGCGGCGGGCGTCCTCGGCCGTGCCGGACACCAGCGCCTCATACGACGCTTTGTGGACATCATCTAAGGCGTCAAGAACGTCGTTCCAGGCTTCTTGTTCGGACAGTGAGCCGAGAAGTTCTTGCCAGGCTTCGTCGGCTTCCTCGGTCGCGACCGTCGTGTCGTGAAGGGCCGTGGCAAGGCGTTCAGCTGCTCGACGTGAGCTGTAATACGCCTCCCATGACTCCTTGAGGTTGGTGTTGATTTCCTCTTGGGTTTTTGCCATTTCGACCATGTTTTCCAGGCCGCGGCCGCCGATGCCTGACATGAAATTTTGAATGGCACCAGCGGTCTTTTGGACGGTCGTGATGACAGTGTTGAGCACGCCGAGAAGGTCGGCCAGGACGGGCAGGAGCGCCCCGCCGAGGGTCATGGCGAGGTCGCCGCCTTTGTCGGTCAACTGGTCAAGCGAGTCGCGGAATTGGCGGGCCCGCTCAAGCTCCTCTTGGTTGATGACCTTGGCGTCGGAAACGCTGGCGAGACTGTCCTCCAGGCGGTTGGAGCCTTGGGCGATTAGTTCGCTCATGTCCTGCCAGCCCTTGCCTAGCGTCTTGGACGCGAGTTCGGCGCGTTTGGCGGGGTCCTCAATTCGTCGGAGTGCTTCGACGGTGTTGAGAAAGGTCTTATTTACGTCGACCGCGCCGGCCGACGTGTAGGCAACCTCGGCGCCCAGTTCCTTGAATTCGTTGGAGCCTGTCGCGATCGCCTTGTTGAGCTTGTCCATGGCCTTCTGCACCGTGGAGGCTTCGACGCCAATGTCGCCTGCGACTTCGGTCCATCGGGATGCTTCCTCGACGGACAGGCCGGTCGCTTCGGCGAACTTGCCTGCGGCCAATGCTGTTTCGTTGAATGCCATGACGGATTTGGCGGCGAATGCGGCGAGGGCCGCGCCACCAGCGGCGGCGAATCCAAGCGCGTTCGCTTTCACGGCGTCGAGGGCGGCCGCGCCTCCGGCCTTAAATTTGCCCATGACACCGTCGGCCTGGGAAACCTGGGTCTTGAAATTGTTGAACGCGCCTTGGGCTGATTTGAGGCCAGCGTCCGAGAACTCGGTGATGATGGGAATGTTGATTGCCATTAGCCGGTCCTGTACGTGTTCTTGAGGTCGCGGTTCATAATGTCCTCGACGCGGTGGATAATCGGCATCATGTTCCGCTGTAGCTCGTCTAGTTGGCCTTCGGCGGTGGCCCACATAAAGCGGGAGGGTGAGCCCAGGCGACTGTTCAGGGCTCGGGCGAAGTTAGGTCGCTGGCGGGCTAGTGGTGCTCGAGATTGGGTGCCGCCTGCTCGGCCGGCCATGTCAACGATCGCAGTCGGTGCGTCTTTGGTGGTCACTCGGACGACGTTGGTGACGGTGCGGCCGGGCCGGTCGACGTATTTGCGGGGCTTACGGGTGTCGAGCTTGACGACAACTTTTTTGCGGTTACTCCAGCCGGTTCGGCCGTTGTGATCCATGCCGGACAGCGGCGCGCCGCCTGGGATCGCCTGGTTGATCGCATCGGCTAACGGTTGAACGACCGAACGGATTTCCTTGCGGATTTCCTTCGACAGTTCCTTGTCGAGTTTGTTTAGGTCTCGGAGCGTTTCCTTGAGGCCGACTACTTGGGCTTTCATGGTGCTCCTTCCTGTGCTGATTCGATCAGGAGCCGGACCATCTCGTCAACGATGATGCTAGGTGCTTCCATCAGGTCAAGCGGGCTGATGCCGGTCCTAATGGCGAGCTGTGCGATCAGGTTGACGTGGTAGTGCGCTGCTCCTTCGGTTCTTTTGGGACCCAGTTGATCTCCTTGACCGTGTCGATGAACTGGGGCCACGCTTTCACGGTGATGTTCGACGACTTGAGGGCCTCGTAGGCCAGTCGGCAGAACGGCTTAAACTTCACGTCCTCAAGAAATGCCTTCGGTGAGAGGCCGGGGTTAGCGTCCTCCCACCGACAGGCGACTCCGTAGGTGATGGGTACGACGTGTTCGGCGTCGTCCATCATCGTGATTTGCAGGTCCATTCCAATCATCTGTCGGGCTCCTAACTGGTTGGATTACGGGTTGACGATGTCGCGGGCCCAGGTGCCGCCCACGAACGATACGTTCACCATCGACAGTTCGCCGACAGTGCCGACGATCGGGGTGAACGTCGACAGGTGTGCGCCGGTGATCGTGTATTCGGGGTTGGTGGCCGATTCGGTGGTCCCGTTGGGCGAGATCACGAGGGTGACGGCGTCGTCGCCGCACACGTCGAACAGCGTGGCTTCGACTTCGCTGGCTCCGTAGCTGTTGAACATTTCCAGGGTCACGTCGACGGACTGGAGGCCCTTCGTGTAGGCGCGGCCGGTGGCGCCCATGGCGGTCACCTCGAGCTGGTCGAAACCGACGGTGAGGGTGACGGACCGGACCTGGTCCGATAGGTCGACGGCTCCGATTGCGACGGAGGCGTTCGACAGGACGATGGTTGATGTAGCCAAGGTTTTCTCCTAGTGGGTGTGGGCGCCGTAGCGCGAGGTGAGGTCGTAGGCGGGCAGTTCTTGGGTTCCGATCTGTGCCAACGATGGGGTTCCGGCGACGATCGCAAGCGAGCGGCGTTGGATGAGAATGTCGACCGCCGTGAAAATCCAGTCGAGCGCGTCGAGGTTGCCTGGCGGTGCGCCGAGCACTCGGAGCGTCCAGGTCAAGTCCAAGACTTTCGGGGTCACAGCGGTGATGGTCGGCAGTTCAACGAACACGGTCAACGGGCGAGCGTTGCGCGGGTCAGTGACCGGGACGTAGCCGGCCGCGGTGATCTCGGTCGTGAGCGCAGTGCGTACGTCGTTGAGAGGGCCGACGGCGGTCATTAGGCCACCTGGCTACGGTTGACGCCTAAAAGCTTGTGGATGTCGCCCATGGACATGGCGGGTTGGGTGGTGTCCATGACGTCGAACGATTGGAAGCCGTCGATCGAGCCTCGACGCCGGTACATGGACGCGGCGAACAGTGTGGTGCCGAGTGTGACGTCGCCGCCGGGGCTGGTGGTGAGGCTGTCGCGGTAACCGGCCTCTTGCCGTTTCCGATAGGCCCAGGCGTTCGCCGCGCTGACGCAGGTGGTGATGAATGCGGTGTCGTTTGCCGAGGCGGTGGCGATGCCGAGGAATTCGGTGACGTTGCTCGAGGTGATCCAGGTGCAGGTTGGCGTCCAGGTGAGCGTGCCGAACGGGCTGATCGCATACCGTTCGACGTCGTCGCCCGCGTCATAAACAAGCAGCTGGTTGGTGATGATGTAGTCGTAGTCGTAATGGAAGTCGCCTTCGTCGTCGACTTCGACTAGCAGGGCCGTGGGAACGGCGACGACGGTGTAGGTGCCGTCGAAGCCGTTCCCGACGCCTGCAACGGTCACGGATTGCCCGACAGTGACATCCGTGGCGGTGAGGGTCTGAACTACGGCAACGCCT